AACCTATACTACCAATAGAAGGTAATTTGAGGTGTACATTCTTAAACGGCCCCATTACAATGTTTTTAATATCATTCAATGAAGGTAGTTTAAAGTGAATATTCTTAAATGGCCCTAATATCCCATTCTTAATATCATTCAATGTAGGAAGTTTGAAATGGATATTTTTGAACGGTGCAAGAATACCGTTTTTAATATCATCTAATGAAGGTAGTTTTAATGTGCTTGTATCTAACAGTCCGTGTTTACCAAAAATATCACTCTGTATGCTTGGTTTTGTGGTTGTTTGGCCGGGTGTAGCACCATAAGCGGGTGCTGGCCCGGGTCTTAGATTTCCTATGCCTAAATTGTTTATCCATGAGGCTGTGTTTCCTGCGGCACCACCTATCCATGCCTGTGCTCCTTTTACACCGGCAACAGCACTGGCAGGCATTTGTGGGAATGGTATGTTTGGGAATTTACCAGTGGGTAAAGTTATGTGAGGAAAACCTGTCGTTAAATAACTTGGTAAAGTCATGTGAGGAAAGTTTGTTACTTTCCCTTTAACGTAATCAACCCAGTTAAAACCACCATAACCGTGTGCACTTGATACTCCTTGTGGGTTTTGTTTTATTTCTGCTTGTTGTTGTGTATATGGTGATGCAGTCTTTTCAAACTGTGTTAATGGCCTACCGAGTATTTGCCCGGGCAGGGTTAACCCTGCAATTGCCTCACCAACACCGGGAATATCTGCACCTAAACTAAGTGCACCTCTTGCAACACTGGTTAATGAAGTTCCTGCTACACGTGCACCTACTTGGGCGACTTTGCCTGCTACATAACCTCCACCTATTTTAGCAGCATCCCAAAGTACATTACCTGTGGTATTTGATGTGCCGGGTGGGTTATTTCCACCACCACCACCGCCTTCATTCACGGTTTTAACAGTCTTTGTAATGGTTGTTGATTCGGTTTTAGGGATGCCCACTAATCCTGCTACATATTTGGCTATCCATTTAACACCACTCTTTAATGCACTCCCTACACTACCCAAGGCGGTTACTACGCTTATTAACGGACTTAACCCTGCACTAACTGCTACTAAACCAATCCCCAATGCAGTGACATCGGTTACAATACTTTGCATGTGTGGACTGAGTTTATCGAATCTGTTAGTTAACCATACAAGGCCATCTGTTAATTTATTAACAACTGGTAACAAGGCTTTACCTAATGCTATTTCTAAATGCTCCGTTGCGTTCTCCATACGCATCATAGTGGCTTCTGATGAATCACCCTGTGCATCTAATGACGCAGTTGTTTTCTGTATAATTGCATCGTTTAATTTATCAACGTTAATTTTACCTGTGGTTTTATCAGTATAATCCTTTATATTTATTCCCAACTGTTTCATTCCACGGCCTTGACCATTGTATGCGGTTATAACCATGTGAGCAGCATCTGCTACACTTATATTCTTTGCAGCGGCTATGCCCATTGTGGCGTTCATATCTCCACCACTTTTACTTATCTGAGCCATGGTTTGACCACTGACTTCAAATGCCAATGTAGCATCTCTTACATCCGCTGTTGCGAAACCATAGGTGTTTGCAAGTTTGTAAACTTGTTCATCAGCCGCCTGTACATTTTCTCCATGTGCTATGAGGGTTTGGTTCAGTTTCTTCCATTGCCCATCAGCATCTGCCGCTTTCTTAACACAACTCACAAGAAACGCACCTATACCTATACCTATAAGGCCACTCATTGCGTTGCCAACCATTCCTATACTGTTGTGAAAGTCCATAAAACTTTTCTTGGCTTTACCTGCACTCTTGGAAACATTATTCCCAAATGTATTTACACGGTTAGATAAACTGTTAAAAGTACCACCTGTACCATTTGCAGTGTTTTTAAGACCATTAATATCATTCTGAGCCTTTTTCATGGAACCGCCAGCGTTATAGCCACCTTCAATTGAAATGTTAATCTTTTTACTTGCCACGTCTTCACCTCCCTATAATTGTTTCCATTGTTTAGGTTTATCCTTTAATTTCTGTTTGCGTTCCTCTTCTTTCTCGTACTCTTCCCTTCTTAGATTATCCTGATACCAATAACCATAGTAACGGTAGAACATACGTTTATCCATCGCCATCATTTCATCATGTGACCATCCACGCACCTTACTCATCATGTGCAACATAAAGAGGCAACCTATTGGCCATCGGTCACTTCCTTGACTTGCTTTTTTAAAACATCACGTTCCATCTTCTCGATTTCCCTGTCATTAAATCCTTGGTCGTACAGGTCTAATCTTCCCATATACTTACGGAATGCTTTGTATTGGTTAAATGAAACTTTCTCTGCCTCTTCTTTTTTTATTTCAATAACAGCCATTAAATACTCAGCAACAGTTTTAGCGACTTTCCTAATTTCCTTAACATTGCTTACTTCCATCGTTTCAATTTCTGCCGCCTTATGTTCTGTTAAAAGATATTCCTCCACCGATAAATCTTTAAATGTATATTCTGCACCGTTTATTTTAACAGTTCTTTTTACGCCCTTAATTATATCTAAATCTATATCAACCATTGGTTCATCACTCCCTGTCTATATTAAATAATTATAAATCCTCATCGAAATTAACTTCGCCCCTTGTTGCTTTGGGGTCATAAGGATTGACATTCCTGCGTTTTTTACGCATACGAGGTCTTATACGTGCATAAATTTCATAATAAGTTTGTACTACCATGATAAATCACCCTTAAATAAAAATAGAATAATAATAAAAAATTTTAATAAAAAAAATACAGTTTGGCTATTATACCAAACTTGTCTGTGCGTTGTAATCACTGTCAACCTGTGCCTTGATAACACCAGAACCAGCCAATCCACCTTCTGTGGTTGAATCGTACAGTGCTGTGAAGTCAAAACCAACCATCATACGGTCATCCCATGGGTCAGTTATTGTTGAGTCGCTGTATGAAATGGCAGGGATTGTGAATATTAATGCACTGTTATCTGCCGGTGCACCGTCACCAATAGCGTCACCTGATAGGTGTATTGTTAATGCTCTCTTGGTATTTGCGGCTGTTTGGTTAAATGTAGGTGCTGTTGCCCCACTGCCTCCTAACCAGTACGCATATTCTGTGTAATCTTGGAAGAACATATCTATGTGCCCACTTACGTTAATGGTTGTAGGGTAGAATACGTTTTCACCACGTGCACTTGCTGTGCATGCTGTTCTTGCTGTTTTAAGCCCACGGTCTATGCTTAGGCTTAATCCTGTGACATCGCAGTTTTCACTGCCTCCAAGGGTTACACCTACATCGTCAAACAGGAAACTTCTTGCTGTTGGATACGTTGGTGTGAATGCTGCTTGTGTTAAATCCCCACCTTTACCTTGTGCTGTAAGGGTAAGACCTACATTGTCACCGGGTTTTAATTCCATGTCCATCTTACCAAAACGTACATCATTAAAACGTTGATAGTTAAGTGCATCACGACCTACACCAATTGTCCACATAGGAAGGGTGTTAGCCATTGTAAATGTGTTAATGTATGCTGTTGTTTCGTTTGCTATTGCAGAACTGGATACTGAACCAAACACACCATATAAACCGGCTTCTAATGGGCCATTTATGAATGCGTCATATTTAACAGTTCCTGATGCTGACAGGTTCTTTATAATATAGTCAGATGCCTGTGCTGATATTTTCTTATAATATTGTGGGTAATCTTTCTCTATGACAGGTTTCATGTCAGGGTCATCTACGGTAGGTACTCCTATCTTTGTCCCATCAAGGGCTATTGGAGTATCTGCCGCCGATTGTATGGCCATTACCATGTACGCTGTTTTACCAAAATGGTATCCCATTTTTAATCACCTTCCTTCTTTACTTGTTTTGGTCTTGGCATCTTTGCCGGTTTTACATCTTTAATTGTTTCAAATAATTCTTCTGTAAATATTGGTAATAATTCTTCATTTGTTATGTGGAATTCCATACCGGGCTCTACAATACCTATGTTTGGAATTTCAACCTTACTTTCTCCTTTAAATTTAAATCTCATAATCTACACCTCAACGTTATCTGACTACCTGCTACAAGTTTTTTAAGGCTTTCTGCTACTGGGCCTCTTGTTACATCTTCAATTGTACTACCAAGACATGTGTCACTTATTTTATGGTCAGAGAGTAATGCTCTCTTCACAATGTCTGTTATGTCATAATTAGTTAGGGTTGCCTCTGTAACCGTTCCTTTATTCATGATAAAGATTAAAAAGTCCGTGTCCCATCCAACACATAACGGCCCTGTTGCGTATGTATATGTAGGGTCTGTGTCCGCTACTATTATGGCAACGTTTTGGTCACCCATTGGTATTTTCTCAGGCATACCAATCCATACATGGTCGAAGTAGTTATTGGCTTTGGGTACAGCACCATCATTCAGGTTCTGTAATATTCCTTGTAACGCCTCTGCAATTGCTCTTGTTACTTCCATTTATACATCCTCCAACCAGTTCTCAAATTGTTTGCACTTCTGTCCTATCTCTGATTCTATGTGTGGTATTGCTTTGTCAACAAATGGTTGACCACCCACATGACCTTTTGCACCGGGTGTTTTCCGTTTATATTCTCCACCATACTTGTCACGGAGCATTGCAAATACAAAACGCCTCTGTTTATCACTGTTAATCGTGGGGTGTCCATCAATAACAGCATCCCCATATTTGGCAGCAATGTACATTGTACCTTGTGAACCACTATTAACAACGGTCACAGAATCTTCAAGGGTACCGCTGACGTGAGGTGCTTCATGCTTTACCCATTTAGAAACTACATTAAGCAACTCTTGCATGAACTCTTTTGTTTTGGCGTTTATCTGTTCTGATTTACCACCAAAACGTTCTGCAAGTCCATGGTCGTTTATTTTAACACGAAGGCTAACCATAACTAATCATTCCTCTGCATCCCATTTTGTGGTGTCAACGTATTCGTAATCAGAGTAGTCGTATGCTGTGCGTTTGTTTTTGTTCATCTGTCTGCGTGTTGGTGTTAAACTGCTACTGTAAGGATTGGTAAGGTCGTCTTTATCTTCATGTTTGGCACTGTATGCTTTAATAGAGTCCTTGGCTTCTTGTTCATACCATAAGGCAACACTACTCTGTCCATCGCTGGTATCATATAAGTTGTTTAGGATAAATGATACTGCATAGAACTCGGCTGCCTGTGCAACTAATGCTGGTGGTTTGGATTTATTTAATCCATCAACTTGTCTGTCTATCCAATTATCAGATACGGTAAGGGATAGAGCCATGAGGTCATCGTTGACACTTTCCTTCAATCCTTTCATGAATATGTCTATATTTGCGTCATCTGCGTAACTGCTCATGTTAATCCCGCCAATCTTTTAATTGTATAGTGGAATTCTTTACTGCCACCAAGTCCGTTATTATATGTCCATAAAATAGTAAACACTCTTCTTTCCTTGTTGTTTTCCCTATCCAGTATCACATTATCATCGGATACAATGTCAACAGTAATTGACGTATCAGGGTCAACTGGGGTAGGGTTAACGGTGAAGGTATCAGATGCTATGTCTTTAACATTATATGTGATAGTTGAGGGTGTGATAATGCTCCCATAAGTATCATGGAAGGCAATATCTAATGTAATTCCTTGTTTTTCGGTTATTGTAACAATAACCATCACCCCCTTACGGTTTTAGTCTAATGTTATTGTAAGAGCACCAGCGGCAAATGATACGGTTGCGTTTGCTCCTATACCCATGTTTGTACCTAATGCACCCCATGCTAATACGTTTCCAACTGTTGCTGCGTCACATATTGCAAATCCTACAACAGTTCCCCAACTTCCTGACGGTGTTGCAAAGGTTATTGCGTTAGCGTTGCTTGTACTTCCTGCGGATGCACTGTTCCAATCACCAGCGGCTGTTGATTTCCTTGAATAGTTCTGTCCTACCGGTTCTACAAGTGTAGTTCCTGTTGATGCGTCTGTTGCTGCGGTTGTTACTAATGCCACGTATCTTGTTGTGCTTGGGTTTTTACCTGTGAGGGTGTCTAAAATTATTAATTCGTAATAATCACTCATACTTCCCATAATAAATCCTCCTGTAAATAATTCAAATAATTCATAAATGTTCTCTAAAAAAATAAAATAAGATTTAAATTGTTAATTCTTCTGCTATATCAACGGTTGTCATGTTTGATGTTATGTCTGTGCTTGTTAAGAACGGTTCTATCTCTGTATGGTTATAGGTCATGTCTAAGTCTGCGAATATCTCAAAGTCAAGGTATCCATCCATGTTACAGGTGATACTTATTGTACCTGTCAGATGTAAGTGTTGAAGTTCCAAGAATGCGTCTGGCACATCTGACTGTGCACTGATTAACCCATTTAAATCATATAGGTTTATTATATCTCCACTTAAATCGGAGCGTATTGCAACAGTGCCACTTAATACATACTTGTTCGTTAATGAACCACTTGTATCTGACTGTATTGTTACTGTGCCGGTTAATGGGTATTTACCAATTAAAACAGCATCGGATACTGTGGACTGGGCAGTTACACTACCAGTTAAAACATATTTCTCTGTCAGACTTGCATTTGGTACACTGGATTGAATTGTGATTGAACCAGTGAATGAATCCTTGTCACTCAATGAGGCATCAGGCACATTACATACTATCGCACTTGAACCTGTCAATATATACTTATTATCCAAGGTAGCGTCTGATACACCAGAATGAATTGCAATTGACCCTGTAAGATAATCCAAGTCACCTGCGACCACCAACAAAGTGGCGTTTGGTACATTTGACTGAACTGCTATACTACCAGTTAAAACATATTTATCGGTTAAATTAGCAGTAGGTACATTTAACTGAATGGCACTCGAACCAGTGATAAACTGAGTTAACGCACTGTTAGGCAAGTTACTTACAATACCCGTTGAACCAGTGAGTACAGATTTAACCGTTAAGGTTGCATTGGGCACATTCGATTGAATGGCCGTACTACCAAGTAACGAATCTGTAACAAGTAAACTGGCATTTGGTACGTTACATATTATCGCACTTGAACCAACAAGGACATACTTATCCGTTAAATTAGCGTTAGGTACATTGCTTACATTTGTTATTGTACCTGTCAACAGTTCTGATAATGTACTGTTGGGCACGTTACTTACTATTGCACTTGACCCTGTAAGGACATATTTAACTGTTATACTTGCATCAGGCACATTTGATTGAGTTGTAACGCTTCCAAGTAACGAATCCGTGTCAAGCATGTTGGCATTGGGTACATTACATACTATTGCCGATGAGCCCGTAAGTACATAATTATGTGTTAAACTCGCATTAGGTACACTGGATTGTATGGTTGTACTTCCAACCAACGGATACTTAACTGTTAAACTTGCATTCGGTACATTGGATTGGATACCACTACTACCAGTTAATACATAACTGTTGGTTAATGTAGCACTCGGTACATTAGATAAACATGCAATTGAACCAGTAATAAACTGTGTTAATGTACTATTAGGTAAATTACTCTGACAAGTTATACTGCCTGTAAGGACATACTTATCTGTCAAGGATGCACTTGGTACATTACTTGCAATCGCTGATGAGCCTATTAAGACATAACTGTGACTTAAAGTACTATTTGGTACGTTTAACTGAATACTTATTGAACCACTGATTAACTGAGATAATGTACTGTTAGGTACATTTGATTGTATGGCTATTGAACCCGTAATCAACTCAGATAATGTACTATTAAGTACATTGGAGGTAATACCAACAGAACCAGTTAAAACATATTTTGTAGTTAATGTGGCATTGGTTACACTTGACTGAACAGCACTTGAACCAACTAATACATATTTATTAGTTAATGTTGCACTGGATACAGTTGTTACAATACCAGACGAACCAGTACATGGATAACCAACCGTTAACGAGGCATTAGGAACATTCGATTGAATGCCACTTGTACCTGTAAGATTATCAACTTCACCCGTAACCACTGTTAAAGTGGCATTGGGTAAGTTTGATTGTATCCCTGAACTACCTGTCAATACATAACTGTGACTTAAAGTAGCATTGGGAACATTACTTACAATACTTGATGAACCAGTTAAAACATATTTTGTAGTTAATGTAGCGTTAGGAACATTGGATTGTACACCACTTGTACCTGTAACAAACTGTGTAAGTTTATCGGCTGATGCTCCACTCTGAATAGCAGAACTACCAGTACATGGATATTTAACCGTTAAACTTGCAGCGGGTAGATTTGATACTATACCACTTGTGCCTGTTAAAGCCACGGCTGTCTGTGGTGTAACAGTAGTGTTAAATAATAACCAAGGGTTATATGTGGTTGCTGTTGTTGTTTGGTCAACGGGTAAATCAGACTGTGCACTGACATCCCCACCATACATACGTGCATAATAGGATGTAGTACTGCATGTTTCACTTACACCAATCTCAATAACAAGATAATCCCCTTCTGACGCTGTAATAGATGATAAGGTCAAAGGTGAACTGTTAGAACTGTTCTTTAATGTTACATTCCTAACAGATGTGTTTAACTCGTTATTGGTATAGGTTGGGTTACTGTTTACAACAGTTAATGGTTGACCTCGAAGGTTCCATGTACCACCAGAGTAATACATAACCCTTATGCTCATCACATAAGTACCATTAAAGGCAGCGTTACTTTCAAACGCTTCTATCTGACTTGTAATAGTACCTGATACTGTTTGAGCAGTGATTGGGAAATAATATTGAGCAAAACCATTGTAACGGATTGTGGCAGTACTGTCAGCGTATAATGTACTGTAACCTATTGCAGAGTTGGTTTTACTGCCGGGTGTTACAAGTGCCCTCATCATTTGGGTTGTGGTGTTCCATACAGTATCATAGGGTATAGTATCATTTACAGTAGCATTACTTGGGAAATAAACCTTTGTTGTCATAGTTTAATCCCTCCACTGTTGGTTCATAACCCGTTTATTAGTCGCCATTGTCTAACAATCGCTGATTTACTTATTGTTTTCTTACATGCTTTCCATGCTGCCGTTACCGCTGCAATACCGGGTGCTGCATTCAATCCTACAATTGTGTGGATTGCTCCAAGTTCTGCTTGGGCCAATGTCATCATTCTTGCGTTAAAAGACTTGGCGGTCATTTATACCACCGTCCTTATGCTAATACTGCGGTCTGTTCAAGTAAATAGAACACTCCACCAACAACTGATACATGATAAACCTTAGCATCCGTGTCATTTTTATAAACACCGATAGTTCCATCTGCTAATCCTGCGGGGTCGCCAAACACCGCTGTTAAATCTGCTATTGCTTTACCTGTGTGATGTTGATATTGTACACCTTTAACAGTTGTTACACCCGCATTGGTTATTGCTACATTACCGGTCATGGCTACTTTTGTAGCCACATTGCCGGCACTTCCTACTAATATTTTTGCACTATCAAGGGCTGCGAGTTTACTGAATGCTATTGCCGCTGCACTGTTTATATCAGCGTTTACTATTTCATTGTCGCCAATCATGGCTGATGTAAGGGTTCCTGCAACAATTGCTGCATAAGTTCTATCCCAATGTGATAATTTTGGTACTACCATTATAATCATTCCTCTCTTGTTTTTTAATTTAAATTGTTCATGAACACGTCCACTACTATTCAACCGCTATAAGTGGTCACATCTATTGGACAGTGAAAGTGATAGAGCCACCGGCCTTCGGTGACACGGTGGGAAGGGGTGATAAAGTTTTCAATTTGAAAATATTTATCTAAAAAAAATATGTAAAATAATTCCCTAAAAAAGAAATGGGGAATTTTAAATGTTGGATGTTTTGTATGAAACTGCGTTAGGCAGTTTAAGTGCGTATCCACGTTCTGCGTATATTTCTACAACATGGTTGTATGGGAATTTGGTTTCCTGATATTTGTTAACGTTTATTCTTCCATTCTCCATGGTGCTGTGCACAGGGTCTAAGTATTTATAGGTTGTAACGGCAGGGTATCTACTGTCAAGTCCTATGTATGAGGCATGTGCAAGTTGTGTACTGTAAACTTTGTTAATGTTAACACCGTTTATAACAGGCATAACTCTACCATCGGCTGATAGAGGGTCACGTACCCAGTTAAGGTCTATACCTTGCAGGTATTTGAGTAGTTCAAAGTAGTTAACCTTCTCTAAGTAGAGTGTGTCCATTTCGTATGGGTATCCTTCAACCATACTTGCCTGTACAAAGGATAATATGTCTTCAACAGGGGTTGCACTTGCTGAACTCCATGCGGCTGCACCGTCAACCTCTGTAATGTCGTTAGAAACATTCTCTAAGAGAGTAATGACATCATCGTTCATCTTTTTACTCATACCAAAGGCAGCCCTATCGTATGCCCTTGAAATCTCGTCTATGAACGCAGGTTCTCTTAAACTCCTTTCTGAGAATCTTAATTCATAACCGAACCTTTCCATGTTCCCATGTTTCATAGTGATACGGGAAACTTCAATCTCTGAAAGTTCACCAAGTTCACTTAATGGAGCAGGTGTACCCTGTACCCCTGATGCTATGTCTGCACCTGCATTAGTTACATCTTCAAAGTAACTGAATGAAAGGTCTTGTGTGGTGATTTCAGGGAATATGTTTATAAAGTCTAAATTCTGTTCTGTCTTGACATTCATTATGCCTTCAACAAATACTGGCTGCAATGCCTGCCGTGGGTCAATTGTAAGTACCATAATAATTTCCTCCTTAATGTAAAATATTTAAATAATTTAGTTACCTATGAATAGGCTTGTGCCGACGAGTATAGGTATGTACTCTCCATCTGTTCCATAGGACATGGCTACAAATCCACCATTGGTTGCAACAGTTATTGCACCGTTGTATGCTATCTGTGTTTCCACTTGCATGGATTCATCACTGTCTAATCCTACTATGTCACCCGGGTTAACTGCACCTGTTGAAGATACAACTAACTCAATGATTCCAATTCCAAAGAATGCTATGTCAACCCTTCTCTGGTATGTGGATGTAGGTGTTGCACCTGTCGCTGTGGTGTTGTCAATGCCTTCTGGCTCTGAAATGACAATACCGTGTACAACATCAACGCCTGCGGCTGCTTTTTGTACTTGGAGTTCTCCATTGTTGGTGTGTTGGTATATTACTACTAAATCACCAGTTGTAAGAGGTGCAGAATATACGGCTGCTCCATCGTTAACTCCACCATTAGGTGATACACTGTTTGTGTATCTTGTTAATGTTCCCTCGTAAGCGTTAACAGTCTTCCTTGGGAAATTTTTGTATTCGTTTGTTCTAACTACCATTATAATTCACTTCCTTGTGTATAAAAATTTTATTTAATTCTGAAATGCTTGGCTAATTCGCCGTATTCCTCATCCCAAGTTTTAGGTTTAGATTTCTTGGGTTTAGACTGTTCCTCTACCTTAGCAAACTTGGCTCTGGTTTCCATTGAAACAATCTTTGGCATTTTCTCGACCATCTCTTTAAATGCCTCTGGTGATGTCGCCTTTGCCATAATGGTTAATGCTTCCCTTTGTTTAGGGACGGCTTTACCAGACATAATCAGTGCATCAACTTCTGTTTTAACATCAAATTCTGTACTGTCAGATGCTTTGACTTCTTTGGGTTTCTTGCCACCTAATTTCTCAACAACACCATCTATTATTGATTCTTTGAATTTCTCAGGGTCAAAGCCCTCTGGTGTTGCGGGTGTTTCTGGTTCCACAATAACCTCATTCTCTTCAACATTCTCACTTGTTTCGACTTCTGTTTCATCTACTTGTTCTGTTTCATTAGTAACCACTTCTTGGGGTTCCTCCACAGTTTCTGTTGGATTAACTTCATTTTCTGTCATACTTTTATCCTCCATATTTGCATTCTTTGATGTTAAAATCAGTTCGTTTGGTTGAACACCTGTCTTACATATCTGGCAACCGCCTTCATTTACGAAATCCACCCGTTCAACATTTACATTTTCAACAACATAATCTACTTCGCCGGTTGGGCATGGCTTTGCGTCTATGCCTCCAACGATACTATAAGCGTTAATTTCTCCTTTGTCATACAATTCTTGGATGTTATCATTGGTTAACTCACTATCTAATAGGAATATACTATCCCCATCCGTGCCTACTTTGGTTACATCCCCTACATCAAGTAGGTTCATTTTGGCAAGGATTTCATTCTGTAACAATATATCATCAGATAGGTGGTCAATTCCTATACTCATGCGTCCATCACGGTTGATTATGTCACGGATGCTTTGAAATGTCTGCATTATAGTTTCTTGTGGCACTTTGATTCGTGCCGGCTTATCATTAACATAAACATGATGAATACCTTTACTCCAAATCATACCATCAGGCCTTGCTGCATTAACTGTGTGTTTAATTCCAAGTTTACTGTAATAACCGTCAACTGTCTTCTTGGCTTGTGCTATAAGTTCAGGTGAGGCTTTAACTCCACCCATACTACCATTTAACACTCCCCATGCTGCTTTTACACCGCCTTCATCTAATGTTCCATCAGGTGTTTTGACTGGTAATTTGTAACAATCCTTAACATCCTTGTCACATACCTTCATTACACATGCGTTCTTCCATTGTTCAAGCGTATAATTGGATGCACTACCATCCCATGCTTTTAAACTTAAATTTGCATTAATCTTTTTAATATAATCAACCCCTGCTTTGTCAATCCAACTTTGGGCCTCTTCAAATGTGTATTTCTCTGGATTAAACTCGTATGATTGGGCTTTTAGTTTTCCCTTATCATCTGTTAATATTAGACTGACACCATCACCAACACGCCTTCGCTTGGTTGGTTGGTCACTTGCCATGATTGTGAATGTATGTCTTGTTGTCATGTTGATTTCCCCTTGGGTTCTGGTGTGTTAGGATATTGGCCTGTACCATCAGTGGGTATGGGAAATCCTTGTTTATCTTCTATCTCTACTCTTTGGTCTTTGTTCTCTGTTTGTAATTGGTCTGACCATTCACTGGCATCGTCTTGGTTATTAAAATACACGGCAACACATGCACAGTTTACATGTAATGGTGGCAGTTCACCGTCATCTTCACCTATCGTGAACACTTGGCCTTCATATTCATCTACACATTCTTCACACGCCTCTTCTCGGTTATCAACAACAAAGTGGGTGTTACCGTTCTCTTTGGCCTGTAAGAATGATGCTGTGTTACTTGCCCTCATTGTTTCTGTACGGGCAATGGCCTTGGCACGTGTTTGACTTATATCCAACTGTTGTATCAGTTGCTTTGATATATCATAAGGTAATAGGTCTTGTTTAACCCCATCAGAAACAATCTTCAACGCATCGTCTTTTATATCGTCACCCATCTTGGATACAAACCCCATCACCTTCTCCTGTACAATATCTGACATTAACTTGACATGTTCAGGTGGTGTGGTGTCAACATAGTGTAATCCAAAGTTGTATAACTTATCAACCCATGCCTTGAACTCAGCCATGTCTGCCGCACTGGAAGGTTTAAGGAATATATTTGCTCCTACTAAACTGGTTAGTACATCAACTGTCTTTGCTCTGCCAAGTACGGTTTTCTGTCCTTTCATTACTCGTATGAGTATGTTTTCAAGTTTAGTTTCACCTAACCGTTGGCGTTTCTTTAACAATGACAGTTTCTTCTCATCAACAGACATGGCTTATCACTTCTTGTTTATATTGAATGCGTTGTTGACATCGCCTATCATATTGGCTTGGTCTGCACTGGTTTTCTGTTCTTCTGGTGTTGGTGTAACCTCTCCATTATCTGGTAGATTAGTAGGTTGTTGATTATGTTGCTGAATAGGTTGTTGAATATTCTCGATTGGTTGTTGGTCGTTCTTCTCTTCTGTTAAATCAGAAGTGTCAACATCACTGTATCTACTAACAACATCGGCAATTAACTGTTTAAACCATCCACTGTTAGGGTCTATGGATAAATCCTTTACATAAGGTTCTAATGCCTGTATAAGTCCAAGTAAATCTTTTTGTTCAAATAGTTCAAATGATACTGTGGGATAGTCTGTAATACCTTCCCAATTCATATCACATAATTCCTGAACTTTAATCTGTAATTCGGCTGCAACATCTTCATTAACACCATCAAGGAATACGTTTAACACATCATTTTGTGTTTGACTTTGTGCATAGGCACCACGACCATTTTGCTGGCCTAATATCATAGTTCCAATATTCATTTTCCTAAATATCATGGTGTCATGATACTCGATTGCTGTCTGGAAACCTTCACCACGATGTGATGATTCAATAACTTCTAAACGGTCACCTTGACCCATGGTAATGTTTGCACGGCCTTCATGTATCTGTTCCAATCCATCTATTGCGTCCTCTTTGAATTGTTGGTTTTCAAGGAACGCTGCAAGTGTAGGGCCTTCGTGTTTCTCTAAAAACACATTCCACATAGCCAGTACCTTTTGTTTCATATACCAGTTATCATAACAAGCATCAAGGATACTTCTACCACTACGGTCACCAAACTTCTCATCATAACTGTAAACAAGACACTTCTCTGCGGGAATAGGTATAGGGTCTTCACCTTCAATTGTTTGTGTGATAGTGTCAAGGTCACCGTTCTCATCATAACTAAAACAGTTCTGTAATGTACTGATTGGAATAGGGCGTATCCTTTTGAGTTCTGTTAAGTCTGTATCCTCATTATATTTCCATATAATCTCACCTACACTGTAACCATAAGGTAATGCACTGTATATGTCGTTTCTTACCTTACGCAGTGGATAGTCCATGTTATTGAACATGTCTTCAATGGCATCTGCGATTTCCTTGTCCTTTGGGTCATCTGATGCCGGTGTAATGATGAGTTTACGTGTTAAAAGGAACATACGGATAAGTTCATAACCCGCTTTAATTTGCGAGTCCTGCATCATTTTATCATACTCTTTAAAAGTTAAATCACCAGTCTGTTTATATTTAATACCAAACAAGTGTTCAAAGTCATTCATTGCCCTGTTGGTTGAACGTGACATCTGCGTTGTCATCTGTTGGGGTGATAGTGCCGCCTGTAATCTTAATCTGATACTGTCTGTTATTCCCATAAAAATCCTCCAATATTATCTTCTTTGTTTATTCCTTCTTGCACGGCTGAATTCATAGGATGCACCAGATGTACCGTAAGGATTACCACCGCCTTGACTACACAGGCTTATTGCCATCTCCGTTGCGTCTAACAGGTCATCATGTGTTCCTCTTGGGAACGTGGTATATTCTTTCTCAAATTCATCAAGTAACGGGTGGTCTTTGGGCAGGTGTACTTTGCCCTGTTCAAACATTGTAAAAGTAGAAGTAATACGTGTCACTTTATCTTTAACACTTGGCATGTTCCTAATAGGTAATATCCTATCCTTTAACAGTTGTTGTGGTAATGCTGCTTGGTATGCGTTGGTTTCTATTCCAATCAACATAGGGTGGTACTTGTCATATTGACTGTTAACCATGCTTAACTGTTCTGGAAATGTTATATGGTCACGTGTCCAATCCCGTACATATATATCATTAGTCTTGGTGTTATGGGCTACTGTGCAACTGCATGTGTAATCGGCTGTTTGTTTGGTACTTATTGCCAAATCCCAACCTGTGTATTTGGTAAATGCTGCTATGTTTAATCCTTTTTTATCATAATAATCTAACCAGTCACGTTTGAGTAATCCACCTGTTGCAGGTTGTGGGTGTTGTTGATATAACGCTTCAAACTGGTAACTGCCTATTTCTTCCTTTATATTGTTAATATCCTCTGTATTGAATCGTTCAGGCCATAGTGCATGTCCATGTTCATCTAATGCGGGCAGTTCGAGTATAACCCAATCTTCTTTACTGTTGGCGAGGATCCTTCCTGCAAGGTCATCTTCATGCCATCGTGTCTGAATAAGTATAATTGCACCATCTGGTTCTAACCTTGTATAAGCGGTTGTAGTGTACCAATCCCATGCTTTATCACGATAGGTGGCACTGTTAGCCTCTTCAAAGTTTTTCACAGGGTCATCAATAATTAGTAAGTCTGCACCTTTACCTGTGATAGGGCCACCTACACCAGCGGTCATCATTCCACCGTTGTGGTCTTTTATATCCCATCTATTCCTTGCCTTACTGTTTTCATCAATGGTAATGTTATCTTTAAAGTCACTTCCATGTGTTTCGATTATATTTCTTGCCTTTGCTCCCCATGTCGCAGCAAAATCAGCCTCATAACTTGCAAGTATAACCCTATCATCAGGATGTGTTGCAAGGTACCATGCTGTAAAATATTTACTGATAAGTTCAGACTTACCATGACGTGGAGGCAAGAAAACAGCAAAGCGTTTAATCTTACGCTCTGCTATCTGTAACAAGAACCTGTTGATTTCCAGAATGTGAGCAGGACTCATATACTTGAACTGAGTATCGACCTTGGCCAATTCAACGGGACTAATCTGCTTTCTCATCCCATCGTTGGAATAAATCTGTAATATCTGCTCTTCTGTCAGGGTCTTTGTCATCTATACTCACATCGTGTTTATTATCAGACTGTACATGTTCAGTTGGCTCGCCAAGTGCAAGTTTACCTATCTTTTGGAAATTAACAAGTGCACTACTTAGTTTATGAAAATCATTATTGGAAAGGTCAGATTGTTTTAACCTTCTCAAACCATCCTCAATACCCGCATTCGCTGCATCCAAGGATTTACTATCAAAAGCAGCCGCCTCACCAGCCATAATGTACATACGGTGTTGCATGACCTCTTGTTCTTTCTTTGCACTAAAAATGTTCCGTTCCTGTACCCATTTCTCTTTTGCTGCTCGTTTCTTTAACGTGGACATACTGAGTCCATGTTTGTCTGCGAGAAATTGCAGGGTTGGTTTGCGTATTTCACCTTCCGTGTCTGGACAGCCTTGTACATATTCTCTACGTACTATTGCCCAGTCGTATGCCATAATCTAATCTCCTTTATGTTTTATTTGTATTTTAAAGCATCCTCTCTGGTTTATTATTTCAAGGTCTTCAAAGTATAATGGTATTAAATCTCTTAATTCTATGTAGTCGGCGTACCTGTCCATGCCAAGTATATGGCTTGGTTCCTCTATGGTCAAGGTGTGTTCCCCATGACCTCTTTTATAACAGAATCCATGGTACTTTATTAAAAATTCACATGAGTTTAATACGTTTAATTTTTTACTGTAAGAAGGCGTTTTAATCACCTTCGTCCTCACTCATCTTATCTTGGGCTTTCGCCAATATATCGCCCATTGCTTTGTCAACAGGGTCTTCTCGTGGTATTGATACTATATCATAATCACCCATAACATAAGCGTCATAATATTCTGCACATTCAAGGGCTAATTCTATCCTTTGCTCACTTGTCAGGTCACTATTCTCTGTACTGTACAGTGAACCAAGTGCAAATCGACTACCACTTCCAACGGCAGTGTATTTCTCCACTACCTCTATGAAACAGAAGTCTTCATAAAAACTAAAAAGTCGTCCTTGGAACCCTAATAGGAAATGATTGAACCCGAGTTCAATTCCATGATGAGCAAATAATTCACCGCCTGTGGCAAGTGCTAATTTCATTGCACGTGTAAAGTCTAT